GAATTCCTGGACCTCAAGGACCAACTGGACCTACAGGACCAACTGGACCTACAGGACCAAGTAATTTACCAACATCTAAAGATGTTAAATATATTCCAGAATGTTCATATTCAGATTGTTCAACTGATACAATTGTTCGTGGTTATATCAAACACACAACAAAAAATGCAGTTGGAGAATACAGTCAAATATATGTTTATGCTGCACCATATCTTTGGGATACAGAACTCAGTGATTGGTCTTTCTACGATTATGGTTCAGAATCTGGACTTATACCAGGTGTAGTTAATGATGAAATTAAAGCAATTACTCAAAATTGTTTAAATAGTTGCGGATGCTATAACACAACTTGTGCAAGTTCTGTTGCATTGGAAGTTTTAAGAAGAACATGTGTTGCTGAGATACAACTTCTTGAAGTTGAACTTGAATTAGTTAAACAACTTAAAGAAATGGTTGAGGAAAATTATAAAGAAGTTTGGTCGAGAAGTTATACTGAATGGTATAATAGAAATGCTTTTTTCTTCTCAAAGAAACCAGGTGCTTCTATTTTCAGAACAGTGGAACGACCAACAGTCCAATCTCCACTATCTCTACAAAATATTAAATCAATCACCCGAAAAGAAGTCAGGGGAAGTAGATATGAACTTCTATCCAGAAAAGTCGGTGTAACTGGTGCGTTGACAGGTCAATGGTTATACAATATCTTTTTTGCTGGTGTTAGTGGATCTACATTCCATCCATATTATGATCAAAAATATGCACAAAATGCATTTGTGACATCAAGAAAACCACATGTCTGGTTTGGAACAACAGATGTAGATTCAACAGATGATCCTGTTTATTTTATTGATGAAGGATCATTTACATATGAACAACAACCTGTAGACTCTTCTCCAGATTATAGAGGAAATGAATATCTTGAACCTGGTGTTCTTCATATTGGAAAAATAGATGCAATAAATGATTTATCTTCAAGAAATACATCAATACAGTATGGTTATGCACAAGCAGATTTAGAAAAATTTAGTGATCCTGGATCTTTAAGTGTTGAAGATGCTAACTTTAGAAATACCTTTAATTTCTATAACACAAATGGCAAGAAACCACCAAACATCAAGAAGGAAGAAATTTCTTCGTATGTTCGTGTAGAGTTTGCAAATCCAATTGGATTGGATACGATTAAAGATTTCCCAAATGGATTTGTTCGTGATGCTGGTGTTGAATATTTCTTACCATATATTGTAAATCTAACACCAGGTCCATTTGGAAGACAGTCGGTGAAATACAATGTCGCTGTAATCGGAATGGATCCGTTTGGATTTGATGTTGCTGTTAAGAAAATTAAAGACGACCTCCCAACCAACAGAAAACTTCAAGGCATAGACAAAGGAAATTATTATGATTGGTGGAACCACGATACTGGTTCTGTTCTTTCAAAAGCAACTTACTTAACTCCAGACTATAATGGAATGGATCTATGGCCTGAAATTGGATTTGAAACAGAATTCCCATATTATTCATATGATGCATCGCAAGAGGATTTACATGGCGGTAGTTATGATATGGATTTCCACATGGGTGGTGGATATTATTTCGAAAATGAATCTCAAAATTGGATGGAATCTCTCTACCATTATGGAATGAGCAGCAATAAACAATTTGATCCATTATACAGAACATCTGTGATGGGATCATATATTCTTCCAAACAGTTATAGAAAATTGAAACCACACAGATCGTGGTGGTCGTTCTTTGTTCCACGCAATTTATTCGTTCCAGTACGATTTGCAAATATGTTCAAGACACCAAACACCAAGGCGAGAGACTTGTATGGTGGTAGAGCAGTATTTGCTCTTTCTCCAAACTATTGGAGAACTTGGTATGGTTCCGAATTTGAAAATTGGGTTTCACTTTCGAAGGACGGAATGCAATCTCTAATTGAAGATAAAGATATCAAGTTCTTTATAGATGGTGACGATGTGATTCAAGGTGAAACTTTAAGAAATACCATTTCTCCATTTGTACAAAATTCAGTAACTGGTTACTTTAAAGATTCATTGATGCATTATCTTGCCGCAAATTATATTCTCTATAGACCAGGATTAGTTCAAACCGATTTGTGGAAATATGATCTTAGCGGTGAAACCGATTACGGATTAATAACACCGCCTGTTGATAGCGAATATGATTTCTTTGACAGAAATTTTGCGGTTCAATTTGTCGTTCATGGAAAGGGAATGCGTACTTGTGAAGATCTCGGTCTTAAGTGTGCCAATCCAAAGGCAATAAAAGATGGACCAGTGATCTCTGCGGGTGGATGTACCTTTGATCCATATTGCAACTGCCCAGCAAAGAATTTAATGCCAACCGAACCCGAACCAACATATTTGGAAATTCAAAGAGTATATGCAGAAACTAATGAATGTAGATTGGTAGAAGAAACACTCGGCAAAGAATGGTTGGGTTGTGAATTCTCAGATCCTAACTCCTCATGTAGTTGCAATTGTCCAGAGCAAGGTGAAAGATTCAAAGAATACCTAGAATATACTAGAACATATTCTACATTCTGGAATTGCCCATTGGACTTGCCTCTCAGAAGACAAGCACAAACAACTCAACTCGGAGCACAAAAAATTGCAATATCTATTGCTCCAAATGATAAGGTAAAGGTAGGTTCTTTGATTGAAGTTATCAATTCAAATGATATACCTTCACAGACAAAAAATATGTTTAAGAAGATTTCTGGTAAATGGTTTGTATCTGAAATCAATCATGTAATTAGCACCACAAAGCACAAGATGAGATTGGTATTGGTTAGAAATTCATTGCACTATGATCCAAATGAGGGAGCGGTTCCCAAGTATGTGTTGAAACCGAAAAAATCAAATGAATAATTTGAAATAAATAATCATATGCTCAGGAAAAATATAACATATTCAGACATACCATTCTTTATATCAAAGAATTCGTTTACTAATGATCTCAACTTAGTAAATGATCTAAGTGCGATCAGGCAGTCTGTAAAGAATATTATAATGTCCGATCTTGGAGATAGAGCATTTGATTTTGATTTTGGATCTGGTCTATATTCAACGATATTTGAAAATTTAACTTTAGAAGTTATTTTGTTCATTCAAACGAGAATTGCAAATAATTTAAGAAATTATGAGGGTAGAGTTAACTTAAATGATGTCATCGTTAGCGAAAATGCAGAAGAAAACAGTTTACAAGTGGTGGTTGATTTTTCCATACCAGATTTAAATATCAATGATGTTATAACAATAGATTTAACAAGGACCAGATAATGGCAAATGCAAATACACCAACTACTCTTGGAAATTTAGAATTTTCTGATATTAAAGAAAGTTTGACTAATTATTTAAAAAATCAGTCAGTATTTTCTGGATATAATTTTGAGGGATCTGCAATGCAGAGTCTCATTGATCTTTTATCATATAATACATTCTATTATGCTTATTATGCAAATATGATAAATGCCGAAGCATTCTTGGATAGTGCTCAAAAAGAAGATTCAATGATATCTCTTTGCAAACCACTTGGATTTGTTGTTCCTTCTAGAACAGCAGCAAAGGCAACAATCACATTAAGTGGTCTTACAAATACAAATACAATAACAGCAGGAACTAGATTCATTGCATCAAATAGCAATGGAATCGAATACAGTTTTTACACTCTTGAGGATGTTGCTGTCGTTGATGAAACGACTGAGCAATTCGACATTTATGAAGCAACGAGATATATCAGTTTTGATGCTCTACCCTCATTTGATTATACCGCACAAAGAATAAACATTGCTGATACTAATTTTGATTTAGATTCAGTTAAAGTCACCGTTACCGAAAGAATAGAAGACAATACACCTATAACTGAGGATTGGGCATTGGTTGGTAATATTGGTTATACTGCAAAACTAGATGAAAATATTTACTTCATTGAAAGAACTAGCACAGGATTTTCGATATTGTTTGGATCTACAAATTCAGTTGGTAGATCCATAGACAGTTCAATCGAAAAAATTATAGTAAGGTATATTACTACAAGTGGATCTGTTGCAAATGAACTATCTTTGTTCAGATACACCAATGGAATTGTCCAATTGGTATCTGAATCTACAGGTGGAAGAGAAAAACCAGATTTAGACTATGTTAGATTCATAGCACCAAAGTGGTTTGCTGCTCAAGAAAGAGCAGTTACAGTAAACGATTACAAAGCATTGTTGCTACAATCTGGATTCTTTGAATCGGACAGACAATTCAATGTATTTGGTGGACAAGATTTAAGTCCTCCAAGATATGGAAGAGTTTTTGTTACTTCAACATATAGTCCAAGCGATCAGGTAATTTCTGACATGATACAATTCTTGAAAGAGCGTAGTGTAATTACAATTTTACCTGAATATATTTCTCCAAATTCTTTCGAAGTTTATGTAACATTTACATTTGCTTTGGGACCAGCAACAGAAAACACTACCAAAAACAGAAGTAGAATCTTAACAAAAGTAAAATCAATTTTCAATTCGAATTATGCAACGGTTGATCAGTTTAATGTTTCATTCAGTGCTTCCGATTTTATCGATATATTGAAAGTCAATTCTGATCCAGATATAAACACTCTTTTGATAAATGCTGATGATTTTACAATCTATGTTAAAAAATCACTAGAATCAAATAAACAATACAACTTCAAGTTTGAAAATGCTCTCTATTTGCCACTAAATACCTCAATACCAATAACCGAACAATTTGCTTCTGATTTGGTTGCATCTGGAACAAATGCAATACTCAAGATGTACGCTAGAACCAATGGATCAAAAAATGTAAGAACTAATTTGGAACTGTGGCAAGTGAATGCAGATGGAGAAGAAACACAAATTAGCGCAAATGTTGGTTCATATATTGCTGCTAACGGTTCCATAACCATCAATTCTGGTGTTATAAAATCCAATGCTCTTCTGAATGTTGAATTCTTGAAGAAAAACTTTATGATGAAGTTAGATCAATCAATAACCCTAAACTTAGATGAAAATGTAAGACTACTCTAATGCTTTCAACTACACTAAATTCTCAAGACACTACAGTAGAATCCTCTCTTGCTGGATTGTATTCAGTAATTAGTGAATTAAATTCTTTATTATTTGGAAATACATGTCCAACAAATTATGACATAACAAGTCAGATACCTTTGTGGGTTGTTTACGAAAAACAACAAAGAATCAATGATGGGTTATCTGGTTTGTCAATATATGATTTTATTCAAAAATATTATGATTGGTTATACTGTGATGGAGACACTGGTGCTCAGTATGAATTAGGAAAGCGACTACTTGACAATGTTGATATTGAAAAGACCAGAAGTGTATTTTTACAAAGATTGGCATCAATTTATGCTAACGGGTTTGACAATTCTGCTTTAGCGGTAAATGGTGGGTTGATTCAAGAAGAAAATCTTAGAAAATTCTTGACTGGAATAAAGAGAGCATTTTACCATAAAAAGACAACCGAAGATGGTATTAAATATTTCTTTGAAACACTGTTTGGTGTGAATCAAGAAGACATTCAAATACAAATACCAAAACAATATATTTTAAGACTCAATGGTGGCAAATTCTTTGACGACAACTATAAGTTTGTCAATATGGGTGCTACATCATATGATGCAGGAAATTTCCTTGCTAGTTACTTAAATGGTTCTAGATTGCAAGATGGAAACTGGATTCAAGACTGGTCATATCTGCTCAAAGTTGGTGTTCCAGCATACTACTACAAAGATGTATATTTGAACATAGCACATCCAGCAGGAATCAAAGTAGTTTTTGAGAAGACATTAGCAGATTATCAAGGACCAACATTTGACGATACAATTCCAACAGTGTGTGACTCTGCGTTCTTGAGAAACTATGCTGCGTATGGAATATCATTTGATTATGCTGGATATACCAGTGGATTAGAATATGCATATTCATCTTATTGGGATAATGTTGAGGGGTTAACATTTATAGGATTACCAAGAAACACTGGTTGTTGTGGAGCAAGTTTTGCAGGATTTACTGGAACAACTAATCTCTTTCCCAACTGGACCGAGCAACGCACAACAACCAATTTTAAAGACATATATATCAACACAATGTTTGATTTATGCTTCTCGCAACTAGAAGTCGCTGGTTCACCCAATTCAGGATATTCTACATCATGTAGTTAACACAGGAAAATACAATGAGTATCAAAAGTACATCAGTAAAAAATTATATAAATGACTGTGGAGTGAAAACTCAAATATTTGCCTTTGCTGGATATGACCCAAATATCATATCCTCAAATGCAACACAAGGAGCAATCAATCTTTGGAATTACTCTGATTTTGCTGTGAGAGTGGGTAAGAATAGTCTCTGTGCTGTAGTTCCCTATGTGAAGTGGGTTGCAAAAAAACCATATAGACCTTGGAGTTCTAGTGAACCAAATGCAGGAAACTATTATGCATATAACGATCAAAACGGGTATGTGTATCTTTGCATATCAGACAATGCAACCAATAGAACAGATTTGAGGGGTGGAAATGTTTCAAATGTTCGCCCCACTCACACAGCAGGAATTCAAACTTATAGTGATGGATATTCTTGGAAACCGTTATATAGAATTACTCCATCGTTTCAAAGATTCATAACTGCCAGTTGGTTGCCTGTTATATCATTCGACACATTTGACGATAGTCCAAAGCAAACACAATTAAAAATAACTCAAAATTTTTGCACAGAAGCATCATCTACAGGGGAAACTGGTAGTTGTGCTATCTATGCTAAAATTCCTCTAAGCACCGATGATGATGCTGGAACAATTGAATATCAGATAGGTGATTTATTTACAACAACCACAAACATCACATGTTCAGATTGCCATTACTTGATGTATCTGAACGAAAAATTCAAGTCTGTATTTTATCCAAGCGGTGAAACGATTCCAGATTCAATTGAAATATTAGATAATTACTCTTTAGTTGGTTCACTAATTGCAAATAACGAATTAAGTCAATCATCTCCTTATTATTATCTTTATGATATAAATCAAAATGACACACTAGGAGAAGGTGGAATTGTTTCTGCCTTTATAGATCTATCTGGGTTTGATTCCTCGGAGTTGACAACAACTGTCGCTAATCCAGAATTTCAAATTATCAGCAACAGCGGTAGAGATGGAAGAATAAGATTAAAAACTACAATTTATAATAATAATTATTTAATTAATGGAATTGAAGTTATTGACGCTGGATCTTATTATAAGGATATAAAACTAGTAATGGATGAATCATTGATTTCAATTGATTCAAATACATTAGTTTCTGCCATAACTGTAAATTTAGACACAATTGATGGACTCGGATTCGACCCAGTTTCGGTATTGGACGCACAGCATGTAATGATTGATACTCGAATTGAGAAAAAATTAGTTGAAGATTCTAATATATTATTACCAAATACATTAAATTTCTTTGGAATGATTGAAAATCCATTATCAGAAACTGCTGTGGGTAGTCAATGGATATCTGGATCTGATCAAAATGTCAAAGATGATATCATCTATAGAACAACGGTTCAAGCAAGAGTATCAAATGTTTCTGCTGGTTTGCTTCCCGATTCCAATGAAAACTATGACTTTGGAGATGATATTGCAATTCCAGTGGTTACTTCTCCTCTTCCTGATGTCCAAGGACCACAAATCACATCGGCAACCACAAAAGACATACTGATTGGTGGAGTATCTCCAATTGGATCTACTGCATCTAAGGTAGAATTTAAAAATCTATTGTATAAAAAGTCTGAATATCTGGTTGGAGCAACGATGGCAGGAACTGGAGAAGCATCAACAAAGGTTAACAGTCTTGTTGATGATATTCTTTCTGTTCCCGAATTTGTTCAATATTCGGGAAGACCAGTTTCAACAAAAAAACTAAATTCAGAATTAAACTTAAGTGATACAGATTCGGTAATTATTCGTATAAATATGATAAAAGGAATGTAAGATGCCACAAAGTCCTCTTGGAGATTTACCCCTAAGTTCATCCCCATATAATAGTAGAATAACTTCTCAGTATGGTTCTGAGGACAAAAACTATGTAATGGTGGCATTTAATCCTGGATATGCCCTACAAGCGTCTGAGTTAAATGAAATTCAAGAGTTATTTTTCTTAAACCAAAGTTTAACAACCAGAATGCAGGGAATATGGTCACAAAAAGGTTATCCAAAAAATCCATTCTGGGAAGGTTTAATCCCCTTAGATCCCGATGATGTCACAACTGGAGATCTGAGTATTTTTGCAAATGGCAGTGTCAGCGTTCCAGTAACAATAAATTCTGGTTGGTTTTTGTGGACCGACTCTGAAAGTAAATTGAGTTTTTGGATTTATTTGAATTCTTCTGCTAGTCAAACTATGTCAACGAGTCCTGCTGGTTCGGTTACAACAGAATATATTGAATATATTGGATTTGATATTACAAAAGAAACAATAATATGTTGCCCAGGTGCAGACTGTGGAGATGTGACTCTTAGCGACAATGCTGACGGTAATGATGCAACTCTTCGGGATAATTCAAGTGGCAGTGCAGAAAATTTCTTCACATGTGGCGCATCAAGAATAAAAGCAACAATTGATCCAACTCTAGAAATAAGAGATGCAATAGCATCTAATTTTTATCCAATATTAAAGATAACTGTAACTCCTTCTGGCGGTTCATTCACTGCAACAGTTACTTATATGGATGGACAAACATTAATAACTAACGAATAAGCGATGAGGAACCATGGCATTTAACGATACAATTTCAACATTATCTGGAACCAGTACATTTTATGATTGGTTTATTAAAGAAAATAATGAAATAATTTCAAAATTAAATCAAGTTACTGTTTCTGGTGTTTGTGGTGGAGATGGAATTCTCGCATCAACAAATTTGAGCAGTGGACTTGTAACTTTGTCAATTGGTGGAACCTCTGGAAATATAACAACAGGTCTAACTTTCTCAGGAAAAGTAGCGTTTTTAGGTGAAACCGCTTTACCAAATGTTTCTTATAAAATTACTGGAATTACTACAGGAACTCCAGGATTTACCTTTGGTTCAGTCGTAAGAATTACATCGTCTGGTTATACTACAGCAAAGGCGAGCGATGCCGACTCCGCTGAAGTTGTTGGTGTCATTTCTGCTAGAAATCCATCATATTCGGTAGTTACTCTTTCTGGTAAGATTGAGGGTGATTTTACAAATGTTGCTGGTGGAACGCTTTCAACAGGTTGTGTATATTTTCTAGATCCTACAACATCAGGAAATATTACTGCGACTGAACCTTCTACTGTTGGTCAAGTGTCAAAACCAGTAATTATAGGTCTTGGACAAACAGCAGGAATGGTTGTTCAGTATCGTGGTAATTATTTGAATGCGTCTTCTGCTGGTGGTGAATCTGGAACAAACAGACTTTATATCTCATTTTCAACATCGGGTTCCAGTGATCCACGATCATATGGATTCTCTGCTGGAACATTCTTATCATACGCACCAGATCTAGTTAGTGGTAGCACTTTCTTCAATCAATATCTTGTCGATACAGGAAGAACTGCAATCAATGGTTGGTTCTTAAGCGGAAGTAAAAACTATGCATATAGACTGTATGATTTTGGTAGCGAATATCTAAATCTACCATGGGAAGAAGATTACATTGTTGGAATGGTTGAGAATGTTTCTGCTGTGGGATCTAATGCAATTTATCAGATAATTGCAAGAGGAACCACACCAATCATTCCTGGATCTGTTACGGCAGCGTTGTCTAAGCAAGGCGCATGGTGCATCTCAGGTGCAACCTTCAATCCAGGAAACACCTATGGTCAGTTAGTGCACTACCCAACTAACACAAATAATGATCCATATGCTCCTGTATATCAAGTCGGATTTGTATTTTCTGCTTCTCCATCATCATGGTATGTGAATCCAAGACCTTTGGCAAAAGCACCAAATACAAATTATAGATCAACACAGCAAGCAGAAGAACTCGTAAATCCAGATAATTATGCATTTAACGGTGATTTTACCGTATGGCAAAGAAAAGAAACAGGTGCTTCAAGTTTATATATTAGTACTGGTAATATTTACTCTGCTGATAATTGGATTCGTCGCATGTCTGGAATTACTGGAGAGGTCAGTATTCAACGACAATCATTTACCACAAATCAAACAGATGTTGAAGGATCTCCAGAATATTATGTAACACTAAAAGCACTTACAGATCCATCACCAAATACTGCACCAACAAATTCAGTATATTCATTTGGTCATGTAATTGAAAATAGTGAAACATTTAGCAATACTCCAATAACTGTAAGTTTCTATGCAAGATGTACGCACATAAATTATTCTGCAAATGTATATCTTTCAAAATACACAGATGATGGTGCGGGAACAAATACACTTGTAAAGAAAACTATAATCGGAACAATAGATTTTGATGACACCAGTTGGAATAAACATACAATAAATTACACAGTTCCACCTCATACTGGTACAACATATTCAAACGATTATCTTGAAATTGGTATTGATTTAAATCCTCTTATCAATACTGCATATAACAATAGCATTGCAGCATCAACAGGAATTTATGTTGATATTGCATCGTTTACAATTTATTCAGGAACATATCTATCACCTCCACACAACTTTAAATCATATAATGAAAAATTAAAGTTGGCACAAAAATTTTACTTTAGAACATATAATAATGATCAGATCAGTGGAAATACAACAATGTTGGATCTATTTAACCCAAGATTAAATACATTTAGTTTTGTGGCATTACCAAATACGCCTTGGGGTTTATATTCTCTTCCTGTAGAAATGCGTAGTACTCCAAGTATAGCAATTCGCTCACCATATTTTACTACCCCATCATACGATGAAATGTATAATAGAACTGCCCAAGCAGATTTAAGAAACGCTAGTGGTCCCAATGGAAGAGTTGCTCCACCATCAGGAACACCTACAGTTTCCACTGACGCAGATAAATCAACAGTTCGTATAAATCTAAATGGTGGATTTATACCATTTGATGTAGTTTATGGTCACATAGTTGCTGATGCTTCTTATCCAATATAACGGAGTCATAAATGCCAAGTTGTAGCACAAGTTCAAATATATCATCAGCAATAAATGCCCTGAGTGTTGTTCAGGGTGGATCTAGATTGATGGTGGCAATTTCAGCAACATCAAATCCAGGTCTTACAATTGGAAATGTAATTCGTTATGATGTGATCAATTCTGGATATACGGCATCCAAGGCAAATGATCCTGCCAATTCAGAAGTTTTTGGTGTTGTTGAAAGTTACGATAGTTCAAGCACAAGTTATAATGTTGTAATGTATGGATCTATAAGTCTTGGATCTTCATACCTTGCATCAATTGCAGGATCTACTGGTGCTTGTGGTGGAAATGATATTTACTTCTTAAGTGGCACAACAGCAGGATTATTACAAAACCTTGCACCATCTGATTTAGAACACATAGTCAAACCAGTTTATCAAGCAGCACCCCACGGATCGTACAGTGGAGTTGTCATAAACTATCTCGGTTATAGAATAGGTGGAGATATTGAAGCATCATCAATAGACACCGAACTTGGCAATATGCAAATTGTGATTGGAAACAACACATTTACTGATGGTTATGTGGATGCATCAATCAATCATATTTTACCTATTGCTGACTACTCCGAATTCTATTCAAAGTATGGAACTCAGTTTGGATTTAATGAAGTAGTAACTACAAATGATATAATATCAGGATCTGTTCAAAGTGGTCAAATTGTAACGCAGGATGGAACTCCACCATATACAGGAACAATAACATCTGTAGATTATACGAATAAAAAAATTTACATAAAGAGATCACCAGGATCATCATTAGCATCTACAAATAAAAAAATAAAAATAACAACACCAACATTCATAGAATATAATATAACTTCTTCTGCGGTGTATGGAACTTATTCTCCTGTTGTTGAATTTGATACAGCTATTATTAATACGCTAGATAACAATGGATTAAATGTCAATCAATCGACAATTGGAATAGGAATAAAAGTAAAACCACAAGGAGTAAAGGTAAATATTCCATCTAGTGCAACAGTCACTAATCTGACAGCAACTACCATAACACTAGGAACTGGTGCAAGCGATGTTGAAAGTATTTTAAATGATTACGAAACACGAATTTCTGCGATTGAGAATTATCTTGGATTCTGATAACACATGATTTACGGAAGCAGTCCATATGTTCAAACTAAAGTAGTAGGAATTGTAGGTCCAACTGGTTCTACAGGTCCAACTGGTCCAACTGGTGATATTGGTCCACAGGGTCCATCTGGAAATACTGGAAATACTGGTTCTGGTATTACTGGAATGACTTTAGATTCAAATGGATTTGTATTAAATATTTTTAATGATGGGACTTCTATATTAGGTTCTAGACTAGTTGGAGGTGATGGAGATTATTATATCTCTGTAGATGGATCAAATATAGCACTTGGAGATATAGATGTATTTGCAGGTGTGACTTATTTTGTAGTTGATAATTTCACAAAAGCAAAAATACAAATTCGTGGAATCACAACCAGTTCACAAAATGATAATATCAAATTAATAAAAATTGACACGACAACCGATCCCAAAAAAGTTACAATTAAATATGATTTAACTGGACTTCCATATCTTGGAATCTGTGGTGGATCGACAGGTCAACTAATAGTAAGTCAAGGAGGAAGTTTCTTTGCTGGACTTACTGGTACTTATTATGATCCTGTATCACAAACAGTAAATTTACAGACAAGAAATTACGGAGAAAGAGTTCACTTTGTAGAACCTGAAATTGAAGAGTTTTCTTCAGAAAATAATGACATTGCATATTACTGGTCAATTGATTACGAAAAAGCAAACACTTTCGTATTGAATCCATATTCAAATAAAGTTCAGGTTGGAGACAATGTTCGAGCACAGATAGTTTATATTAAAAATCCACCATCTACTGATTTTGCAAAATCATTCACCATAGTTGTTCCTTCAGGTGTTACAGGTTTAGCATCAACTAAGTTTGCAGTAGCAGATGATGTATCTTCAATAAATTTGACCAATTTGGATTATTCTGTTTCTTGGCCTTTGACATACGCTCCATGCTTTAGTGATGGTGTTGATGTAATCAACATGGTGTTCATTGAGGGAATATGGTATGCAAACTATGGAATATACGATTCCAATACTGAAGAAATAACATGGGACAATTCATACAACTGCGTTCCACCAGAGGTTCAACCACCATACGATCCTTTGGGAGTGTGTTGTGTTGTGTGTGATACAGGAACATCATTTTTTGGGTTCCTTTCAACATGTCAACAGTATATTGCCGCTGGTGATGCTACTTTTACTCCAGATTCTTTTGACATAAATCAATGTCAAAATCAAAATGACGCTGTTGGTGTGTGTTGTTATAAGAATACTCTAGATAGCATTGTTAAATGGGAATCTTTAGTTAGAAATTGTGATTGTTCCCGAATTGCTAAAAATAATAACAGTAAACCATGGTTTCATTGGCAAGCAGTAGATAGTTATTCCTGCTGTAAAAATGCACAATGTATTAATTGTCAGGATGCGTTTGACGATAAAGGAGCATGTTGTAATGGTATAGGTGGATGCACCGATTCATTAACTCAAGCACAGTGTTCAGCAAAAGCAAATTATTGGC